CAAGAAGCATTAGATGATTTTCAATTGTCATCTAAGAGTTTTGTTGAGGGCACAGAAAAATTAACAACTGATCAAAAATTTTCATCCCCGATGGGAGAGCTTTTAGAGGATTTTGTAGGAGAGATGAAGTTGTCTGGTTATTCTGATGAAGAAATATCAGATGTTATAGATAATTCTTTGGACGATCTTTTTAATCGAGCAACTTCATTAGATGAATTAGATGATGAGATGATGTAATGTCAAAAATAGGCAGATTAATATTAGATGAACTTGGAGACACAGCAATAAGGTGGCTAGAGTCTATTGGTAAAAAAGTTGAAAAAGAAGGTTTTGTTCCTCAACCTGTCGAAAAGATGGCTGAAGATTTAGGTCAAAACATAATTGGTTTAGAAACTAAAGCACCAGAATTTTTTAATATTTTTGAAGCATTTAATCTTTATAAAACTTTAAGTTCAGGTGATTTAATTTTAACAAAACCAGATACATTTAGAGACCTTGCTGCAAAATTACCAGACGATCTAGACCCAGTTTATGGTCCACAGATAATGGATGAGTCATATAAAAAAATAGAAGACCTTGCTGATCAGATAAGATCAGGAATACAATTAAGGGAGATTCCATATTTACAATATCAAACACCATTCCCTAATATTTTTCAAATAACAGGACATCAAGGTCGTCATCGCAACAGAGCTTTACAACAAGCTGGTTATGATCAATCTCTTGTTAATTTGACACCAAAGACAAAAGGAGACAGAGTTGAATTAGGTATGCCGATAATCCGTCAAGATCCTAAAGTATTTGATGAGCTTATGTATGATGCGTATTTTAGAAAGAAAAGTGGTGGTAAAGAAGTCGGATCATTAGGTGAATTGATGGAAATTGTAAATATTCCATCTTATAAACAATTCGGTGCTTTACGAGATATCAAATAAGAGTTAAAAATGAATAGAACTAATTTTAAATCTTTAATAATGAAAGGCAGAAAAATGGATCATGCAGGCAAGAAAAAGAAAATGAAAAAGAAGCCAATGAAGAAAAAAGTTAAAAAAGGCAGATATGGCAAGTAAAGAAGTTGCTGAAAAATCTGTCGAAGTATTTGTTGACGGAGTTTCCATGTCAAATGAAACAGGTCTGAAAAATGACAACAGTAACAGACCTGTTGAGAATGATTCAGAGAAATCTGAAGGAGAGGAAGACAACAATAGCGAGTGACATGGTTGAAGGTCGCATGAGCGATTTTAATCAATATCACAAGAACGTTGGAATTGCTGAAGGTCTAGAACAGGCATCAGAAATTATCAATGAAACAATTAAACAATTTAACGAAGAGGATGAATAGTCATGTCTCATCAGCATGTAGAAAAACTCTATACCGACGAAGAGTCTAAATCAGTCGTAGCAGCAAAAGATCTCCCAATACCTATGGGATGGAAAATTCTAGTTCAACCAAATCAAATCAAACAGCAAACTAAAGGTGGCATATTATTACCATCTCAAGCCAAAGACAATGAGGCATATTTAACTGCTCATGGCACAGTTGCTGGCATTGGTGAATTAGCATATCGTGACAGAAACACTGGTCAAAAGTGGAAACAAGAAATAATTCCTAAAATATCAGACAGAGTCACATATGGTAAATATGCTGGTCAAAAATTAGTAATAAATGGTGTTCGGTTTCTTTTACTCAACGATGACGAGATAACTTCTATCTTGCCTGAAGGAGTTGAAGTGACTGCATATCTATAAGCGATAACTGGAGAACGCAACCATGGAACAACAAGAAAATAATGAAGCGATCGAACAGATCGAACAAGAAATAATAAAAGCAAAAGAAGATCCAAAAGACTTTGAGATCGAAGTAACAAGCGAGCCACAGAAAGAAGATGTCGAGCCTGAAAAAGTTGAAGAGCCTGAAAAGGATGAATATGGTCAAAAAGTAGAAAGAAGAATTAAAAAACTTGTAGATCAAAGAAGGCAATCAGAATTAGAAGCAAAAACTCTTCAAGAGAAAAATGCTCAACTTGAAGCAAGATTGGCAAGATTAGAGCAAGGTTCAGAACAAAGTGCTCAACAACAGTTTAATGAAAGATATAATGCTACAAAAGAAGCATTGACCAAAGCAGTTGAAGAAGGCGACACAAAAGCACAAGTTGATTTTTCTGAACAATTAGCAGATATGCGTGCAGCTATGAGAGTTGCAGAAATGCAAAGGCAGCAAAGATCTCAGGAAGCAGTGTCACCAACAGTTGGTCGTGCTCAACAAACAGCAACACCACCTCCAGCCAAAGCAATGGATTGGTGGCAAAAGAATCGTTGGTTCAATGCTAATGGATATGAAAGAGAAACAGCTGCAGCAAGAGCAATAGATGTTCAGCTGGATTTAGAGGGATATGATAAAAATAGCGATGAATATTATGTTTTGTTAAATAATCGTTTACGAAATGTATTTCCCGAGTTATTATCAGAACAAGAGACCAAGAGTAAGCCAAAAGTCAAAAGCAGGCAACCTGTCGCTCCCACTGCTGGCGGACAAACTTACAAAGGGAATCGGATGCGTATAACACAAGATCAACTGCGTATGGCGAGAGAACTAGGTATTACAGATGAAAAGGCATTAAAACAATATGCAAGTGAAATTCAAAAGAGTAAAGGATAGGAGTCAGTCATGGTAGAAAGTAGAAATGTTAGAGCATCAGAAACTCGTGAAAATATTAGAGCTGAAGAAGGAAGACCTGACACAGCTTGGAAACCACCATCATTGTTGGACGCACCATCTCCACGTCCTGGTTATGTTCAACGATGGATTGCTACCTCGATTCAGGGTAAAGAAACTCCAGACAATGTGTATAAAAGAATGCGTGCTGGCTGGAATCCACGTCCTGCAGACACAGTGAAAGATAAGAGATATCCAACTATCAATCATGGTCAGTGGGCAGGGTCAATAGGAATAGAAGGAATGATCCTTTGTGAAATGCCAGAAGAGAAACATAAATCTATGAAGGCATATTACAATGGTAAGAATGAGAGTCAGAATGAATCTATATCTAATGATCTTGATGCGTTGGGAAGGACTGGAGGTATGGCAATTCAGCAGAATCGCCAAAGTTCAACCAGCAGAGGCAGATTGCCTTCTGCTATGAAAGATAATTAAGGAGAGAGTAAATGGCAAATGTAGATGCTGCTTTTGGGTTCGTCCCAATCCGTCATCTCAGTGGTAATGCTCCTCGTGCAAATAAATATACCATTACTTCAGGTTTGGCAGAAAATATCTTTACAGGAGATCTTTGCATTATAACAGCTGATGGTGTTGTAACACCACACACAGCAACTGAAACTAATAACATTGGTGTATTTGCAGGAGTATCATATACTGCTTCAGATGGCTCATATGTATATAGTCAATACTGGCCAAGTGGAACAACTGGAACAAATATCATAGCTTATATCTATGATGATCCTTTCACTGTTTACAAGGTTCAGTCTGCTGGAACACCAGCCCAGACAAATATTGGTAATTGTGCTGATGTTGTCGCAGGAGCTGGTTCAACAACTACTGGTATTTCAGGATTTGAAATAAGTGGAACAATGGCAAACAGTGCTGCCACATGTAAAATTGTTGCACTTCACGATAGTCCAAGCAATGCCTTTGGTACAAATGCTGTTATGGAAGTGCTAATAAATGAGCACCTTCTTAAAGACAGTGCTGGTATATAGGGAGGATTAGAACATGGCAATGAACAGAGCACAATTTGCTTCATTACTCGAGCCAGGATTAAATACATTATTCGGTCTTGAGTATGATTCGTATCCACCAGAGTGGCAAGCAGTTTTCGATTCAAACACATCTAACAGAGCATTCGAAGAAGATGTTTTATTAGAAGGTTTTGATGCAGCACCAGTTAAGAATGAAGGTGCAGCTGTTTCTTACGATACAGCAGGTCAGCAATGGACTGCTAGATATCAGCACGAAACTATCGCTTTGGCTTTTTCAATTACTGAAGAAGCAGAAGAGGATGGACAGTATGGTTCAATCTCTGCTCGTTATACAAAAGCATTAGCAAGATCTATGGCAACAACCAAAGAGATCAAAGCTGCAAATGTTTTAAATAACGCAACAAGTTCTAGTTTTACAGGTGGTGATGGTGTGTCACTTTTAAATACTGCACACCCAACTCGTAATGGCAATCAAAGTAATACTTTGGCCACAGCTGCAGATTTATCTGAAACTTCACTTGAGTCTATTCTTATCAACATAGCTGATATGAAAGATGATCGTGGGTTAAGGATTGCTGCACAAGGAACAACATTAATAATTCCAACAGCATATACTTTTGTTGCTGAAAGATTATTAGAGTCTCAGTTAAGAACAGGAACTGCTGACAACGACATTAATGCTATTCGTTCAGGTGGATATTTACCACAAGGATATCATGTAATGAGACGTCTCACAGATTCTGATCAATTTTTTATTAGAACTGATGTTCCTGATGGATTAAAGTATTTCCAAAGAACTGCAATGAAAAAAGGTATCGAAGGTGACTTCGAAACTGGTAATGTCAGATATAAAGTGAGAGAAAGATATTCTTTCGGTTTCACTGATTGGAGAGGCATTTTTGGCACAGAGGGTGCTGACTAATTGAGGTCAGGGGAGAGGGCAACTTCTCCCCAGATTAATTTTTAACCTTGACTGCAGAAATGCAGACTGCCTAGAACAAGGAGATTAACATGGGCACAACAACTTTTAGTGGACCATTGCGTTCACAAGATTCAGTTCGACTTGTAAGTAAAAATACAACAACTGGTTTAATTCAAGATAGAACATTTTCAGCAGGTGTAAGAGATGCAAGAAGATATTATCTTGAAGAATGGTATAAGCAAATTCCAAAATTAAATGCTGTTAATACTATTGATCCTGATGCAGATGATGCTTCAGCACTAGCAGCATTTGTTGCAGCAAATAAAGATTTTGAAGTTTTAGGAACAAATATGACTTCTGCTTTATCAACAAGAAATGCAACAGCAGCAGGGATTACTTTGACAACTGCAGGAGCAGACCAAGATCAAGCAATTGTGTTGCCACATTTAGATAGCAATCAAACTGCATGGACAGGAACTAAATGGGGAACAGAGAACCAAACTCATTGGGAATGTTCAATCAATACAAATGCTATTGATAATCAGAAACTTTGGGCAGGACTCAAATTAACAAATGATCAGTTATTGGCAACAGATGATGATCAAGCATATTTTAAATTTCAAACTGATGCGACAAACTCTGAATCATTTACTGATTTCACTAAATGGCATTTTATTCATAGTATTGGTGGAACAGACTTTATAAGTCAGTTGCCAATAACAGTTGCAGCAAATACTATTTATCATTTAAAAATAGAGATTGATTCAGCTAGGAAATTGTCTATTTTTGTTGATGGTGTTCAATATAATGTTACAAGCACATCAGGTTCAACAGGTGGAACAGCAGTAACATCAGGAACAACTAAATCTGGTGCGATGACTGACGATGTTGATTTGATTCCTTATATTGGTATTGAAGCAGGAGCAGCAGCAGCAGAAGCAGTTGATGTTCATTATCAATGCATAAGCAGGACTATTTTTGAATAATATAATTGGGGGATTAATTTCCCCCACTTTTATAAGGAGATTTTAATGGGTTATCAAACTGATGTAAGAGTTTTAACAGTTAGTGATGAAAATGCATCTGATGACAATAGGATTGTTGAGGCAGCAAGACCTGACACAACAGCAACTCTTGCAAACACTAATTTTGCAAGTGGTGGTGCAAGAAATATAATTGTTACAACCACTGGGACAGGCGACAATGGTAAAACAACAACCATTACTGGAACAGATGTTTTCGGGAACTCTTTGAGCGAAACGATAACATCTACAAGCTCGGCAGAAGCAGTTGCAGGGAGCAAATTATTTTTAACTGTTTCAGCAGTGGAATGCTCTGCAAAATATGCAGCAGATATAAAAGTTGGCTCTGGAACACTTTGTGCTCAAGCAATAGGTGGTGGAGCAAGAGTAAGATTAAAGGGCATGTCTATTACATCTGGTGGTACAGCAGGAACTATATCTTTTATTAATGGCACACCTGAGACTGGCACAACTTTATTTAAAGCAAGAACTATTGGCACTGCGAATGATGTTGTTGATAGAACTATTCCAGCAGAAGGATTATTATTTGCTAGTGGTATGAGTGTATCATATACAGTTGATCATGCAGATATGATGACATTCTTTTTTACATAGGAGA